CTTAAGAATCGCCTAGCTATTGCGCAAACAACTGAACCAGTTGCTAAGCGTATGCTCGAATATGACATCCGGCAAAATGAAATTGCCAAAGAATATGGCGAGCTGAAGAAATTAGCCAAAGGATCAGATGAACTGATCCTGATCAATGCAAATCAAATCATCGAGCAACGTATCGCGCAGATTGAATATGAACGTGACATAAATGAACTGCTGGCAGAACGTGCGCGGTTAATGCATGAAGTAACCCGTGCGGCTAGTATGCCAACGGTTTTTAACCCACTGCAGGAACAAGATGCAGCGTTGCAGGCAATCCTTGACAAATATCCAGCTATTGGTGCAGCAGCTGATGCAGCAGCAACACTTGCTACATCTGGTATGGCATCAATGATTGATGGCACTAAATCAGCGCAGGAAGTATTTGCTGAGTTCTTGAATAGTATCGCCAATGCATTGATGCAAACAGCCGCTAAAATGATCGCGCAATATATTGCAATTGGCATTGCAAGAATGTTTGCCGGAATGGGTGGCGGCCCTGGTAACTTCGCGCCATCTGGGATGTTGCCTTCGGTAGGGTTTGTAGGTCCCGCAGGCACCGGATTCGACGTAGGTGCCATGTCTCCGTCTTCGCCTTTGGGGATGGATTGGTCGTTTGGTGCCCGCGCCATGGGCGGCAGCGTATCCAGCGGGCAATCCTATCTCGTTGGCGAACGTGGCCCTGAGCTATTCACACCAGGCCGCAGCGGTGGCATTGCACCCGCTGGGACCTTTGGTGGTGGGATGAATATCGTGGTCAATGTAGATGCTAAAGGCACTAAAGTAGAAGGTGACCAACAAGAAGGCGCTGCATTGGGTCGTGTAATCTCCGCTGCGGTACAGTCTGAATTGATCAAACAGCAACGACCTGGCGGTTTACTTGCAGGTGCACGATAATGGCAATCTTTCCTGACATCACACCAGCCTATGGCGCCACCAAATCCAGCGAACCAAAGCTGCGTAAGGTGCAGTTTGGTGATGGTTATGAGCAGCGGCTGCGGTTTGGCTTAAATCAAAACCCCAAGACCTGGAGCTTGACATGGAATAATATCACCAAAGCAAATGCTGACATCATCGAGGCATTCCTTGATGCACGTGCTGCTGATGGTGACGCATTTGATTGGCGACCAGTGGATGGTGGTGCACTTGGATATTTACTAGCAGAGAATAGCGATTACTTGCTGCATGAAGATAATGATAAGATTATTGATGACGATACGCTTGCGCCAATTTACAGATGGGTATGCGAGCAGTGGGATAAGACGCTACCATATACTGGTAGAGCAACGATCACAGCAACATTCCGCCAGGTATTTGAACCATGAGCACAATCGTCACACGCGCCGGCAAAGGCAGTCCGCTCACGCATACGGAGCTGGATGCCAACTTCGACAACCTCAACTCCGATAAGGCTGGATACATCACTGGCGAAGGTGGTGCTGTAACGCAAGCCACCAGCAAAAGCACTGGCGTAACGCTCAACAAGCGCTGCGGGCAAATCACAATGAATAATGCCACTCTTAATGCTGACACTACTGTCAGCTTTACGCTGACCAATAGCACCATTGCGGCCACTGATCTACTGGTGCTGAATCACGTTAGCGCTGGTACGGCTGGAGCTTACCTACTCAATGCGCAATGCGCTGCCGGTTCTGCATCCATCAATGTGCGTAATATCACTGCTGGTAACCTTGGTGAAGCAATTGTGATTGGCTTCGCTGTTGTCAAAGCTGTTGCTGCTTAAGGAGATCCCCCATGGCTGACCGTAAGATTTCACAACTGACTGCACTGACCACACCAGCATCTGGTGACTTCCTGCCAATTGTTGACATCAGTGAAGCGGCTAATGCTGATAAGAATAAGCGCATCACCATTGAGGAGTTAATGCGTGGTGCGCCAGATGGCACTGCTGCAGCACCTTCTATTGCATTTGAAAGCGACCCGAACACCGGCATCTATAGCCCTGGTGCCGATGCAGTTGGTGTGACGACAGGCGGCACCGAACGCATGCGCATCGACTCCGCAGGCAACGTGGGCATTGGGACTAGTTCGCCTGGGGCGAACAGTGCGCTAGAGATTAGCGGTAATCAAAAATACCTTTCAGTCACAACAAATGTAGGTGCTGGTGGCGCCGCAAACCCTTCTGTTTCAAACGCTCTGCATCTTGGCTGGAACCGCAGCAACGGTGATGGTGAGTCCAACATTATTTACGGCACGGGACTTGGTGGTGGGCCGGGACTTGAAATTGCATCATGGGACGGAACAACTTATACAAGCAGGGTTAAGGTTAACTCCGCAGGCAACGTGGGCATTGGGACGAACAATCCAACCACGCTGTTTGATGTGAATGCTGACACCATGCGACTCCGTACTGCACGCACTCCTGCATCTGCAGGCGCTACTGGTGCCGTTGGTGAAATCTGCTGGGATACTGATTATATCTATATCTGCACGGCTACGAACACATGGAAACGCGCTGCAATCAGCACATGGTAATCAAGCCGCCTAATTCATGTCATACGTTGTAACCGGCTATTGGGATGCTGGTTACGTTACCAGTGATAGTGAAGCTGCGCTGATTAGCAATCTGCAATCAGCAGCACCTAGCGCCATCATTGAACTATTTGAACTGGAGCTAAACCTAGCGCAACATGGCGTTAACCAGACCTATTACTTCCATGCTGGCGTTAATGAAACAAACACTGACATCGTATGGGCAGGGCAGGCATATATGCCGCTACCAATTGAAGCAGATGGTTTTGTCTATAGCGGACAAGGTACACTGCCAAGGCCCACACTGCGCGTAGCAAACTTACTTGGTACTGTCACCACACTGCTGGCGATATTACCTGATGGCCTAGAAGGCGCAAAAGTGACGCGCATTCGTACGCTTGCTAGGTACCTTGATGCAGTTAACTTCACGGCTGGTAATGCCACTGCTGATCCACTAGCAGAGTTCCCGCGTGAGATATACTATGTTGATCGCAAGTCTACAGAGAATCGTGATGTTGTAGAGTTTGAACTTGCCAGTGTATTTGACCTGGCAGGTGTCAGAGCACCAAAGCGGCAATGTATTACCCGTTGTCAGTGGGTGTATCGTTCTGCTGAATGTAGCTACACCGGCACCAACTATTTCAATATTAATGACGCGTCAGTAATTAACTTGAGCGAGGATGTATGCGGCAAGCGCATTAGCAGTTGCGAGGCGCGATTTGGCGCCAATAATCAACTGCCATATGGTGGCTACCCAGGCATCGGAGGATTCAATGCATGACCTGGCAAGATGATGCAATGAGCCATGCGCTAGCCGAGATGCCACGTGAGGCATGTGGCTTGCTGGTGGTCATCAAAGGAAGGCAACGTTATGTGCCATGCCGCAATCTTGCAACCACGCCAGAGGCGATGTTCATCCTGTCGCCAGATGACTACCAAGCCGCCGAGGATCGCGGTGAAGTGGTGGCGATTGTTCACAGCCATCCAGTGAGCGCTGCAGTGCCATCAGAAGCCGATAGGATCGCCTGCGAAGCCAGTGGTCTGCCGTGGCATATCGTCAATCCGCAGCTTGGCACATGGGGATACTACGAGCCATGTGGCTTCAATGCACCGCTTATTGGTCGGCAGTGGGTGTGGGGCATCACCGACTGCTGGACGCTGGTGCGGGATTGGTACATTGACCATGGCATCATGGTGCGCGACTGGGAGCGCCCTATCGACCCAGAGCAATTCAATGCAGCGCCGATGTTTGACGGATGCTGGGCAGCTAGTGGATTTCGTGAGCTGCTGGAAGATGAACCAATCGAACCTGGTGATGCGCTGTTATTTTCAATCAACAGCACCGGCTTGAATCATGTTGGTGTGATGGTTGAAGATGGCATGGTGCTACACCACCTACAGGGTAGATTGTCCAGTAGAGACATGCTGGGCGGCTGGCTCTTAAAATGTCTAGGAAGGAGGTTGCGTCATGCTGCGTAAGATCAAGCTATATGGCCAGTTGGCAAAGTTTGTCGGCCATCGCATCCTTGAAGCGGACGTTGCCACTGCAGCAGAAGCAGTGCGGTTTATGGTGGCAAATTGGCCGGAGCTGGAGCAGCACATGGCCGATCAACACTACCGCGTGAGTGTTGGCAGCTACGACTTGACTGTAGATGAGCTGCATGATCCAGCAGGGCAACAAGAGATCAGCATCGTGCCAGTAGTGGCCGGTGCTGGTGCAGTGGGGCGGATTATTCTTGGCGTGCTATTGATTGCCGCTTCTATCTTCATTCCTGGAGCAACGGCGATCTTTGGCACGACATTTGGCAAAATCTCCTTGAGCGTCGGATTATTTGGCGCAAGTCTTGTCCTCGGCGGCATTGCCCAACTCCTAACTCCAGTACCAAAAGCTAACAAGGATCAACAAGATCCACGTACTACGTTCAATTTCTCCGGCTTGCAAAATAGTTCCCGCGCCGGTATTCCAGTGCCTATCGTCTACGGCCTTACGCTTACTGGTAGTGTCGTGATTAGCGCTGGCATTGACACCGTGCAGGTGCAGGTGCAGGCATGACACGCATTGCTGGTGCTGGTGGTA